AGATAATCATTTATGTCATATTGAAAAAGATATGAAACAATTGAGAACTCTTGTATGGTTTATAGGAACTACTGTTTTCTTACAAATGTGCTACCTAATTATACGTACCCTTATGTAGTCTTGCACCTCTAGTGCAAATCAAGTACAAATTCAAGCATGAAAAACAAGTGCATACTGGTTATATCAGACACGCATTGTCCATATCACCACCCTGATTTACTACCTTTCCTTTCTTCTATCAGGCGAAAATACAAACCTGATAGGGTGGTGCATATTGGCGATGAGTGTGACAAGCACGGATTAAATTTTCATGGGCAAGATAGTGACTTGCCAAGCGCAGGTGATGAGTTAGAACAAGCAAGAACAACAATACATGAGATTGAAAAACTTTGGCCTGAAGTAGACTTGCTACACTCTAACCATGGATCACTTGCATACAGGAGAGCTTTCAAAGCAGGACTACCCAGAGCATATATGCGTGGGTACAACGAAGTATTAGAGGTTGGTCCTGGATGGAAATGGCATAACGAACTTACTATCCGATTGCCAGATGGTAATGACGTACACTTTCATCACGGTAAATCAGCAAACATCATGACTGTTGGACAAAAGCAGGGAACCTGCTACGTGCAGGGCCACTACCATACAAAGTATGGCATATCATATTGGGGTAACCCTTCATCGCTTTTGTGGGCTATGCAGGTGGGATGTTTAATAGACAAAGACTCACTGGCTTTTGCCTACGACAAAGTATTTAAAGACAGGCCCATAATAGGCTGTGGTATAATTATTAACAGTCAGCCAAAATTGTTACCAATGGTGTTGAATAAAGGTGGAAGATGGAATAAATTGTGTCCATGAAGACACTGGACAAGCAAATAAAAGGCGATCACTACAAAAGATTTATCATACAACCTGCGGAGTTTATCAATGCTAATAATCTAGCATACGCAGAAGGCAACGTAATCAAGTACGTTTGCAGGCATAAATACAAGGGTAAAAGAGAAGATATAGAAAAAGCTATACATTACTTAGAAATGATAATAGAAAGAGATTATGAATAACGTGGTTCGAATGTCTATTCCAAACAGGATGAGATCCGTAAATGTTCGTATGTTGATTGACGATATGCCAATCGTTGCAACAATGGATTATATGCTATCTGATACAGGCATTACACCTGTTGCAGTATGGGTAAAGACAAAAAAATCAGAGTCCACTTTAGATCGAGAGTTACGCAGCTCTGGCAAGGCAGTGTCCTTGCTGTTGCAGTATGGCTGCTCGATAAAAGAAATATCAGAAACATTTACTAGAGATAGCATTATAGGATCTGTTGTATGGTATTTATACAAAAACTTAGAAGATATTTTACAAGGCGAACAGCCTGACAAGTTACCAAAACTATCTACACAACCGTCAGGATATACAATTAAATAACATAGGAGGTTTCAATGGGTATTCCCTTTGAGATGATTACTATGCTTGGCTCTACCGTACTGGGTGGAGTGATGAGCATTTGGTCACAAAGTATTAAAGCAAAACAAGCACAGCAAAAGATGATGCTTGAGAGAGCTGAAGTTCAAACAGCAGCTTTCAGAGAAGCAAGAGAATATGAGAACGTAGGTTTTCAATGGACACGTAGAATAATTGCATTGACTGCAATATTTGCAATCATTGTATTGCCAAAGATACTACCTTTGATAGATCCACAGGCGCAAGTTATTGTAGGGTACTTAGAATTTAAACCTGGGTTCCTTTTCTTTGAAGGCAAAGAAGTAATGCAATGGGTTCCTATGGCAGCTAGGGGTATTGTTATAACACCGCTTGATACAAATTTAGTAGCAGCAATAACAGGTTTATACTTTGGTGGCAGCTTAGTTAAAAAATGATTTGGATTATATCAGCCATGATGTGGTATGAAGATGTAGATAAGCCTATCTACACTGACTATATGCTTAAATCATTTGAAGCAAGGCAGGAATGTTTAGACTTTGTTTTTTGGAACAAGGTAGAACTGGTCATGGAACTTGCAGAAGAGAAAGGCAATTACGATGGCAAACCACTCAAGACATGGGCTTTTTACTGTGAGAATAGAGAGTTAGAAGAAGTATGAAGATAAGTGAAAACACCAGCGTAAGCCTTCCAATTCGAAACTTAATAGCTTTGATTGGTTTTGCGGCTTTTTCCGTTTATTGGGGCTTTGGGGTTTTAGAATCAATTAATCGTATAGATACAAAAATACAGCTTATGCAAGCTGACTTAGAAAAGAATACTGAGTTCAGAATTAAGTGGCCAAGGGGAGAGCTGGGTTCGCTGCCAGCCGACTCAGAACAATTTATGTTGATTGAATATATTGGTACACAAATAGAGGCGATTGAAGAAGACTTAAAAGATCTACCAAAAGATAGATCACAAGACCTTACCATAAACTTTTTTGAAGATCGTATTCTAAAACTAGAGGATGCTGTAGAGGATTTAAAAGATAAGGTAAGACAGAATGGAAACCATTAAAGTAGTATTTGCAATATTAATGATACAGAACGGATCAATCATTGAGTATGTTCCGACTGACGGCATGACCGACTGTTTGAAACAGCGCAGAGTTATTGAACGTAACATCGGAGCTAATCAAGATGGTATGGTAATGGAATGCAAAGAAGTAAAAGCAGAGCTGTATGAAGATATGGGCAGACTTAAAATCAAAAAGATATATGACGAATGAGGAGAGAAAAAAATGTTAAACTTGGAAACTGTGAAAAGTGCGGTAAAGAAATTTTTAGGTTCGGCACTCCGTTTGTTGTGGAAGAAAGCAACATCATCCATAAAAGGTATTTGTGCCACGATGCTTACAAAAGCAAAGAAGAAGATTGCTTCACTTCGTACATCAGGCCGTGACTAAAACTTAAACATAAAAAATCTTTTCAGTATTTCTGTTGGGTCAATGTCGTCTTTGTGTAACACATCACGATAGAGATTGAATACCCATTCAGGATCTAGGTTTGCCATATTGCATACCATCTGAAACTGATCGTCTTGTTTCTCGAACCACATTCGAGCTTCAACACAGTCAACTAGGTTTAATGTTCTTTTCTTTGATATTCTGAAATCTTTACTATCTACAAAATCGTAGTAGGTTTGGTGGTTTAGTGCCTTACGTTCAACAATGCTTACATCGTTGAAATCCATACGTGAGTCATGTAAAGCCACTATAATAACAGAGACCCATAGTTGGGTTTCTGGTGTCATTTCTGGTTTGTTCTGCTGATGTTCTTGTTTTGTTTTCACTCATAGAACTAACCACAATTTACACACTCTGTCTACGGTTTGCGCTGACGGTTTGCCATAGCTGACAAATAAGTTTCTTCTGGTCCATCTTATATTCTAATTCCAGATACTGTTTCTCAGCTTCTCGCAAGCCATCCAAATGAGTTAGATAATGTTCATTAGCGAGGGCCAACTGTTCCCTAGCTGATACCGACATATTGCTAGACTCATTGTTCATTAGTTGAGCTTTGAGAGTTTTGCTAAATCTATCGAGATGATGATAGTCAGATTTTTTTTCTGCTAACTTATCATCATTTTTAGTCATCCAGTCAAGAGCTTCCTCAACAGACTTTTCACTAAGTTGATCTAACATTGATCGTCTGCGTCACTGTCTATGTAAGCATCCTGAAATACATCAGGGTGAGTCGGAGTTTCTACAAGTTTCTCTTTATACTCGTTCAACGGACTTTGTTTTTTCTTAAACGGATTAACTTTCTCTAATCTATTGTTAATCTCTTTTAATTGCAAAGCATACTTTAGTATTTTTGCTTGTGTCATTGCTTCCATTATTACCTCCTTACTAAACTTAAAAAGAATGTTGTTGATATATCTTTACGATTGCTTTCCTCTAATGCACCAAGCATTTCGTCACCATTAACAGCTTCCATACAAGTTTTATAAAGCAACGTCATCTCAGCAATCTTTAGAGAATTATCAAACTGAACATTTTCTTTTGGTGCGCTGCCGTTTGTGACTACTGATGCTTCTGTTTTAACTTGCTGCTTATCTTCTGCAAGCCAATCACTTATCACTGCTTTTGATATAAAGTTTTTTCCTTCATTCTTGCCTGATTTGTGAATTGCCTTTTCACCTTTTGCAGATATAAGAACAGTGTCCTCTTCATCTAACTTTTTTTTGTATTTAGATAGATCCTGATTACTATAGGCCCTGTGATCTTGGTCATCCATGTCATTAATTATTACATACCAATTAGGTTTCTCACCTGGATCAGCATAGTTTTGCATGAATTTAATTTTGCCTTCGGCTTCGTACATTGACATTCTTAACTTTCCTTTCCTTTTTATTAAGCCATTGATACAAAAGCAAAGCAGACTTAGCAGCTTTTAAATCAGCCTTTGTTACATCAACAGCTTTAGTTTTTAGTTTGCCAGTCTTTGGTGCATTGACTATCATTATTCTTTTACAGTCAAAACCAAACTCTTCATTCAAAGCCATTAAATAAAACATACATTGCATAACATGGCTTTTGTAAATATTAGATCCAGATTTCCAATCAAACACAACAACCTCACCTGTCATTGCATCACGCATCACAGCATCTACAGTTCCACAAAAACCTAGTGAGTGGTAACAAACTCTTTCAAGATACATAACTTCATAAAAGTTTTTGTTTTCATCCCACCAGTTTTTAAACAAGCTGAAGCTGTGTTTTATTTGTTCATTGTAAATGTCAGGTTCAGAGTCGGTTTTAATATAGTCTTCGATGTGTTGGTGAACATTCGTTCCAATATCACCTGCTTTTTCAAGTGTGTTTCTATGTGCTGTTTTGATTTGTTGGAAGATTTCTTTCTTTTGAATTTCATCTATTGGTTTTCCAGGTTCAATAAGATCATCAAATTTTTCTGCTGCACATTTAGCTGACCAAAGTATTAATGGAAAACTATCCTGACATACTTTTGCAAGATCACTTGCATTTGGTATTTGTTTATCTTCTAAAAAATACTTATGTGTGTCGCTGTAAAACTTTAATTTAACTCTTGGGTTACCAACAAAAAATTCTCTAAGTGTCATTGCATTATATTATAAATTATATTATTTGTTTTATATATGTGTTTATGTATAACGATTAAATAATATTATATAATAGAGAGGTCTTTACAAAAGTTGTCAAGAAATATTTTTAAAGTTGATGAATTATTAGCGCAAGTTGCAAAAAAACGCAGTTTACGTTATAATTCTTATGATCGAAAACCACATTGGACTATGGGCCTAGCCTTGAAAATGAAGAAAAAAATGAGTAGAGAGGATTACAAAGTATGGTTGAACAGATATATAGCGGAGCTTGATGCAAAACGAAGACAAAAGACTGATTGAATACAGGGGTCAGGGTGCATTAAAAGCATATAATGCAAGAGAGTCTGAGATCAGCTACCTTGCAAGCAAAAAGATACTTACTCAGCTCGAGACAGAATGCGCTGAAAGATACAGATATTACTACGAAAGATCCTTGCTAGTCAGCAGGGGTAACGATCTAATCACAGAATACGGATGTCGCATAGATGGCTCAAAATCGATCAGTTCTGGTGAAGGCAGGCTCGATGCGATAAAGCAGCTAAATCGTGTAAATGAGGCCATTGGAGAGCGATATAGGCCTATTCTATTTGATATCTGTGGGGTAGGATACACCATAAAACAATTTAGTAACAAGACAGGCATAGGCCCTAGAAAGGTGAGCAGAATGTTAAAAGAAGCCTTATCCATGGCTATGTACCCACTAGGCCTTAAATCTAACCCAAATACAATACGTTAGTGGCTTATCAAAGAAGCCCTAAATACCTGAAATATGTCAGGGATAATTACCCATGCGCTATTTGTGGTACAGATCAGGATATACAGGCCCATCATATTACTTATGCAGAGCCAAGGGCTTTGGGTAGAAAAAATTCAGACCGATATGTCGTACCAATTTGTCCGTTGCATCACTATGAGCTGCATCAACTGGGTGAAAAATCTTACTGGAAAAACAAGGGCTTAGAGCCTTTGATATATGCCAATCTTTTATGGGATAGATACCAGACCAAAGTGAGAACGAATAAAAGCCTTTGATCTGGTAAGGGGAGTTCTATGAACTTATATCATGTTAGACCAAAAAAAGGTGGTTGACAAGTGCAGATATTGTAAAAAAACACTACATATTGTTGATGATTTTATCGTAGATCATCTAAGACCCCCTAATTATTACCATTTATCTTGTATGAAAAGGTATATTAATAAGCATGGTGGCTTGCACCATAGCAGGAAATAGGTTACTTTTGTTATAATAGTACGAGTATGACTAAAATTAAACTTAAACTCGATACACCTGATTTGCCAAGGTCTGAAACCTACTTAAAAGAAACAGATATAAACCAACTTGCAGACAGTTTTTACAGAACAGAATTCCTTACACAGTTTGGCCCAAAGCAAGGCCGTAAAATTGCAAGGGCAATGGCTGCCAGTCTTGTAGCTTCACAATATCTAGATTTATTAATGTTTGAAACACAGGAAAACGACTACGAATTATTTTATGACCTCGAAATCTCAGAAACAATCCATTAAATTAGACGGCCAAGTCTTAGACGCAGGAAGTATTGATATTAAAATAGAGGTTTGTAAACCCCAGTTCCATGATGATCATATGACTGATAACTTTGGTTTGTTTGACAAGCGCAAGGCTACAATAACCTTGCAGCATGGACAAGATTTAAACTATGAAAAAAATAGTTTGGTTCATGAAATTTTTCATTTATGTGTTTGGTTATCTACTGCCAATGGTGAGGGTATGTGTTTGGAAAAGTCAGAGGATGAAGAGCTGGTTGTAAACTCATTGACTAATCACTTCATGACCATGCTTAAACAAAATAAATGGCTGCGAGAGTATTTATTAAAATAAATTTATAGTTTTTTCAGGATAAAATTTAGGTTTTTCCAAAGTCATTCCTAACCTATACATACAAATATCAAACCTATATTTTTTTGTTTTTTTTCTGTAATCTTGATGGTTATTTAGTCCATCTGCATAATTTTGAATGTACATTATGCCATCATTATCAATTACTAACCTTAAAATTCCATCATCAGGATAATTTAATTGATTTTTTCTTAATTTTGCTTTAGCTGTTTTAATGTCAATTCTTAATAATTTCTTTGTCTCTCTGCTTTCTAAAATTATATCTATTTGACCATTACACTCTACATTTTTGTAAACATTGTAACCCTTTTCTAATAACTTAAAAATAGCGTGATATTCGCCAATACTTCCTTTAGTAAGTTTTTTATTATCACTCATATTTTAAAGATTTTTATTGTCATCTTGTAATTTTTTTTGTAGAAGGTGGAATGCCTGAACCATCAAATCCACTTCTTTTATATTTAGGATTAATTGTTTGTTGCTTGGGTATATTTTGTTTAGATTTTCTTTTGTTAGTTTAACACACTCAGCTACAGTTTTATTTAGCTCTTCAAATCTTTCTATATCATTGAAATAGAAGGCTTTATATTTACCGTTCATTGTTCTAGTAAATAAAATCTATCTTCAATAAACCCATGATACTGTTTAGCTATTTTATTAAGATCTTCCATAACTTTTGTAAGTTCTCTTTTATTTTTGCTCGCTTGTATGATGTTTTTATTACCGTTAGAGCATAGAAAATATACTTTTTCATCAGCTTTAATTGATACTACGTTATTCATATTTACGCCTTTTCTCTTTCATAAAAATAATTTCCTACACAAGCGAAACGATTGCCGCTTTCAAGTTTGTTAATTACCTTTTTTCTTATAGCTATTTCACAATTTAACTGTGCTATAGCTAGTGTTTTACCCTCTCCCCATGCTCTGGGAATATCAGGGCTATCTATTTCATAAGCTAAAACTTTTATTGGTTCATTCATATTTACCCCCTTTAAATTAAAAATAACAATATAAACACAAAGCCTATAGCTGTTAGTGCCATTAGTCTAGCTTTATTTTCAGTCATATTTTTTTATGAGTTCCTGCCTGCCATAGTTCAATAATATCTACAGGCTGTTGAAACTCCCCTTTCAATTTGTTTATTGTTGCATTAGCTGTAAGTGTATCGTAATGCTTAGTTATTACTTGAGTTGGGCCAGTACCTTCTAATTTAAACTTAATATACCAGCCAGCAGGTTTAAACGTACTCACAATAAACCCCCAATTAATAAATCAATAGTTAAAATAACTGATGCAATTGTAACAGCTATTATAA